CGACCATATGTTCTATAGTCATTAACACTACCTGCTGCTATCGTTTCTGTTTCTGAAGGTTTATACACGCCTTCCGAAACTACAAGTCTAAACTCATCAAAGTCACCTTCATCTTCCATGATAGATCTCATCAATTGAGCATGAAGATAAAGGTATTTTGCAGTTTCATATCTATCTTCTGTAAACATATGATCCATTGTAATAGGATCACCATGACTTCCAAAGAACTTTGCCATATTGATTCCTCTGGCAAGTTTAGTTCTTTCAGTAATAGTTTTTTTTCTTCTTGGATCATAAGTTGGATTCGGTTGAATTGTTACGATATCATTTTGTACTGATCCTGCAAATCGTTTAGCTTCGGCACCTTTAATCTTGCCAAATACTTCTTTTGGGTTTGGATTTCTAGGGGTCGGTTCATCATCAATGATAGTACCTATCTGAGAAGGAACAGCATTAGAATAAGTTGTATTTAAAACATTTTCTGCAATAGCAGTACCGATGAAATCTTCATTATTTTGAGTTGCTGGGTTTCTTAATTTTGATCTTACTTCACTGACCGTTAATGTTCTGTTTTGAACTCCACCATAATCTACGAATCTGTTTATAGAGTTATAGATAACATCTCCAACATCCACGGCAACTTTGAAGATACCATAGGCAGAGTTAAACCAACTATTTTTCATAACTGAGTTTGTAGGTTGTACTGTTGCCTTTGTATCAACTGCTTGTGCAGATGCAGTATTCTTTGTTCCTGCTGAACCACTAGCACCAATTCCACCAGCAGTACCAGCTCTTCCTGCTTGTGTTGCCGTGTCAGCATTACCAGTCAATGAACCAACAAATTCAGTTGCCTGTGTTCTTGTTGTATATGCTGTATGGGTTGTGATTGTGTCGCCAGCAGTAATTGAGTGACCTGTATATTGATTGTAATTATAAGTGATAATATTCTGACCACCCATTGTTCCACTATCACCAATAACAGTTAAACTTGACGCACCTATATTGATATCGGGTGATGTTGCGATGTATTTGTTTTCAGCAGATATCTGATATTCGGAACCAACGATATCTTCTTTATTTTCACCGACTGTTGTGCTTTGATTACCTTTAACAATATTATTTTGATCACCAAGAACAAGGTTAGTTTCTGCGCCAGTAATAGTCTTTGATACATTTCTATTGACGAACGTTTGGTGATTGTTATTTACGTCTTGACGATACCCACCTTTAACATCTTCTTCCATATCACCGCCAGTTGTAACTGTAAAATTACCACCAACATCTAAATCAAAGTCACCATCAACACGAAGATTCAGATTGCCATGATAAACAATATCCCCATCACCTTCAATGATAACCTTTTCACTTCCTGCTGCAACACGAATAATATTATTTGTAGCATTGATAACGACAGTACCATCGGAACGCATTTCAATACCTGCTCCAGTTTTATGCCTGAATAGCATACGTTCACGACCAGGAGTATCATCGATTTCCTGAACATGACCAGAAACAGTTCTTTTAACCTGATTCAATGGTGCTTTGGATGAAGGATAATTTTTTAACTCGAGGTCAATCCCTACATCACCACCACCAATAAAAAGTTCGTTTTCTTCAATTCCCCTTGCTTCAAGGTTTACAGAAGGCGCATTTGCATATTCGCGTTTAGGATAAACACGTTTGGGATCAGAAAAAGGATCACCTTTACTTGGTAAATTTTTATCTTTTTCTTCAATTAAAAAATCATCATCTGACATTCTTTATTCTCCAAGATTCTCACGTGCAGCAAAGTATGCGGCATCTTTTGTTCCGTAATTTAATTTGGTATTGGTTTTTCGATAAAAAACTGACCACCTTCCACGAACCTCATCATATTCAACTTTATTTCCATTAATTATTTCACTGTTCAAAAAGTCATCATCCAAACCTGCATACGGATCATCATCTTCTACCACTTCTCCTGTATCATCATCTACAACAATTTCAACAGTGATTCCATCTTCACCATCTGGAACTTCTCTTCTCTTTTCTAAATATTGACCGACATCAAATCCTGGTCCAACAAGGGCCATTACATCTTGAAATCTCATAAGTTGTTCAACTTCAGTTCCATCTCTTTTTATTATACCTTTACTCTCAGCGAGTATTTGGTCAAGACCTTTAAATACACCTCCTGGTGAGTGTCGGTACATAACATCCATCATCATATCAAAGGATTTCCACTGTTCTGCAGTAATGGATTTATCAGAAAGATTAGCATGATTAAGACCAGACTCTGGTGCGTCCCCTAATATACCAGCATCAAATTGAATCATGATACCTTCTTCATGAATCTTCATATATTTAGACTTTGATTCTTGTTCTAGTTTATTGGCCCCATATGTAGTGGGTCTAGTTCCTATAGGAACAAGTCTTTCAACAATACCATCTTTTCGTATGAAATAGTTAGATCTCTGATATCCTAACCTGCCGACAGGTGTTCCAGCTGGTACTCTTTTTTCTTCAGGTTTTCGTTTATACTGCTTATGTCTTTTTTCGTTATAAGACCTAGCAGTATAAAATTCGTTTTCTGCTGTTGCAGTCCAAACAATAATTGCATGTTTAATTTTTCTTGGGCAACTTTTAAGTTCAAGTTCAAATTCTTTTTTACTGTTAAGAGGTTCATATCCACCAAAAAATTCACCATCTATTTCATCATACCCCAGAGCTTCAAATCCTGTTGTTTTAGTTTTCGTGACTTCTTTTACTGGAGTTGTAGGAGTATCAACCGCAGTTTTAGTTCCCTTGTCTACTGTTTTTGCTAATTGCGTTGTTCCTGTCGATTGAACAATATCGGGAACAGGTGCTTTAGTGATAGGGTCAAAACCGCCAGGAATACTTGGAATAGATTCACCAAGTTCTTTGAATGATCCAGTTCCTTGCGCAAGACCTGTTACAGTTGCCATAATGTTACCAAAATCCATACCCAAAGAACCAAAGGGATTGCCAGGAGCAAAGTTATTAGCACCATTTACATTTGTATTAATAGCATCTCCTATCACGGATCCAATTACACCACCAACTACCGCACCAAGAGCTCCACCGTTTCTTGCTCCAGCTACGGCACCAGCAACTGCACCAAGACTACTCAATGGATTTTTAGTTACTGGTGCAACTAATGAAGATAATGGATTTGATTGACCAACTTGCGTGGGAAGTGAAACTTCAGGAGAACCAAATGGATTACCGAGAGCACGGAACTGTTTTACAGAAAAATCTTTTTGAGGTTGTACTGCTAACAATTTTTGTTCTTGACTAGCAGCAACCACTATCGCTTCATCTATTTCTTTATTGACTTCTTCTATTTCATCAGCACTTAATCCAGCACCCTTCAACCCATTTTGAATAAATGGATCGGTTGCTAGATCTTGCAATGTAGCATTAGATTTTACGGCATTATTAACATCTGGCGCTCTGATATTATATTCTTTTGCTATAGTAGAATTTTCTAAAGTTTGCTTAACACCCTTTGAACTACCAGAAGCAATGAGTTTGTTTAAATTTTTCCTTTGTTCAGTGACGCTGGCTCCTAGTATATCAACAGCACTTTTATCAGAAGGTTCTTTTGTAACGGTAATTCCAGGAACATTAGCAGTCATCTCTGACGGTGATGGATTTGGTTTTTGAACTTTATTTGGTTTTGGTATAGCAGTTTTTGGTTTCGTAGATTCTGTTAAAGATTTAAATCCAGCAGTTTCCTTACCCAATTGATCAGAGTTAGTTGCTGTTTCGGCTATAATCTTATCTGCTTTTATTTTATTGGTTCTTGCTTTGACCCTAGACTGCTCAGGTTGATCTGAAGCAATTCTTGCCTGAGTCTTTACCCTTTCCCTTTCTGCTTTTGCTGCTTCTTTTTTTGCAGCCTTTTCTGCTGCTCGCTCTGCCTGTTGATAGTTAAAGTGGATACCTCTTGCTACTTTGTAAACACTTTTAACCAAATTGATGTTGTCCATCACTTTATGATTAAAATCACCACTGCCGTCTGTGCCCTTTTCATATTGAATATTATTCAATTCTCTAATGCGTCTGTTTATAGTTTTCTGAACAGATTTGGGGAGTGGTTTTGCTGGCGTGAATGTCGCACTATTTCCACCTGCATTAAACTTAAACCTTATAGATAAAGGTAAGTGTTTATTTACATCTGCCTCAGCATCAGCAGTGGTGATAGTATCGTTAATCAAATCCATTATTCGAACTTCCTAAATATTTCTTCGGCAAACTCAATTCGTTCTTCTTCACCAAGACGTTTATATTTACCGTCTTTTCCAGTTTTTTTCTTTATCTCATTTGCAGCAGTTCGTTCTGTTTGATATCCTGGTCTCTCAAATTTACGCATAAATACAAGTGCTGCTTCTTCTGGTGTTTCTGCCTTTTTCAATTCAGCATACCCAAGATACGGAAGCGTGGTCAACTCTTTACGAGTCCATAACAATTGTGCATATAAACTTGTGTATGTTAGATTACATGAAGCAGAGAACTCTTGAAGTGCACCGAGTCTATTACCAGCAGCTGCTGCAGGATTCCACTGAGCAATACCAAAAGAATTTTCTCCTGGAATACCTGAAATCGCAAGAGGATCAATATCTCCACCATTAGCATTCGCACCAGACTCTTCACAAAAGTTTCCTATAACTCCTGCTGCTGCTTGAGGGGATAAACTTAATCCTTCTTTTGTAATAAGAAAATTATATGCTTTTTCTATATTGGTTTCTCCATATAGATTTTCTTCATCAACCTGATCAGCAGGTAATAGATTTTTATTTACCGCAGGGTCAAACCGACTTGGTATATTTGGTTGAAAAACACCTGCTGTTGATTCAATATCTGCTTCAAACTTTGGCATAGAACCAACAACCAATGGAAGTTGGGAATGAACACCATCTAAGAATACGCCAAAGACTTGTGCCTGTTCTTTAATACCTGTGCTTGCTCCTAGACCTGAACTACCACCTTCTGTGACAGGTACTACAACCTGTGCCCATGGTAGATCACCATCTCGGATTTCTGAGTTGTCATGAATCCCTACGATCCTGACTTTTATTCTACCCATTTCAAGTGGATCGTTGATGCTGATAACTCTACCAACAAACCAACGAGTTTGATCACCATAGAAAGAGGGGGATTGTGGTATCATACGATTGCTTGCTCACTTGTAAAGTTTTTCATTTTTGCACATGTAATACTTATGTCATATCTTTCAACAGTGAAAGAATGTTTAGTTGCATACATTAAATAATCACCAGACCTTTTCATATCCCAATTATTAGTACTGTTGGCTTTTGCAGGTTTATTTTGTAAAAAATAAATTCTAAGGGTGTTACCGATAGTCATGTTATGATCAGGTTTCAAAAACCCAACGCCAGAAACTCTTATTGTAATAGGTGCTTTCAGTAAGTGTTGTTTCATAACATTACCAATCACCTTTTTCGCATAATCACTGCTTTCTTTTTCTTCGTTGTAAGATTTTGGTGATGACAATCCATTATTGTATGCACCCGAACCACCTATCTGAGTTATTTTTTGTGACTGAATATTATTTAAAACTTCGCCATCTATTTCATATTCAGCAAAGTTATATTCCTTTTCTTTCGTAGAAGGTAATGCATCTACAATATCTTTTTTAAAATTAAAATCGTGTTTATGAACTTGAGAAGTAAATGCATCATAAAATTGATAATTTGCGCCCACCAAACCCTTTTGAATCATCTCAAACATATTTTCTTTTTGTTCTTCGTTGTAACTCAATATCGGAATATAATTAGTCCCACCCCTTTCTTCTTCAGCAACGTTAGGTGTAGAAGCGTACATAAAAGGCTTAGAAGCATTTATGGGTTCTTTATCAATCATAGTAAGAAGGTCGTTCACTATGAGTTTATTTACACCGAGAGTAGAATAGATAAAATCAGGAACGCCATCAGAGGTTGTCATTCTATTTTTAATCCAAGCGATTGCTTTCAAAGGATCTAAATTTGGAACGATTAGTTTCATCCTATTTTGAAAAGTAGATTCGCCTTCTTGCTCAACTTCTTTATCCAAAAATTCTTTGGCAATATCTGATATCATTTGAAAAGGACTACCAGAATATGATTTGTTTACGTTTTTATAATTTGATTTAAAAAGAATATCTTCATAAAGGCTAAGGAGTACGAGTTCAGAAGTTTGATTCATTTTCAATTGTGAAATAACAGTTTCTATAACAAACCGTTTTTCTATGATAGGTTCTGCCGCAGAAGAAGGTTTAATTTTAACAACAACGAATTCAGCACCTTGTAAATCAAGTCTACCCATAAGATTTGATTCATCACCAAATGCTAGTTTTGCAGTTAAAAATGGGCAATCTAAATGCTCAAATATATCTAAGTCAGTTACAACATTTGCTATTTCTACTGGAATAGTAGATCGTGAAGAAAATATTTGTACACTTTCTAATACATACTTTTTACTTGGTTCAGCCATTAGCTAGTCAATGCTCTCTTAAATGAACTTGCTATCTGCGTAATGTTAGCAGGTTTGATAACTTTCATTTGCTTTAATGAAGTATTTATTCTATGATATCTATCGCTAATTGTTACTTCATTATACAATGCGGGTGCTGGTGCGGTTGGATCTATATCAACCTGCAATTCATCTGCATCTTCATAATGGTGAGTAGCATTAAACTCTTTACCAGTTCCGATGATTGTAAGTGTTCTCGTTTGACCTAAAGTGTTTGTGACTATAACTGCCTCACCTTGCCTGAATGTTGATGGTTTACCTGCATTTGCATAATCAAATGTATCAACCACCAAGATACCGTGATCAATATCTCGTTTAATAATTTTACCACGACATCCTGATATAACTCCCTGCACATATTCATTCTGTAAAAAAGTCTGTGATAAATCGGCACGAACATAAATGTATTGGTGTGGAAAATCAGTTGCTAGTTTTTCATCCATTTGTTTATAGGTCAATGGCCATCCGTGTTCACGAAGAGAATCATTCATCATATAAAACGTCCAATGATAGTTTGGTGTATCATATAAAAACATAGAAACTTGATCAGGACGTTCACCGTCTTGGATACTATATGGTTCGTAAAAATGGATCCCTTCTCTGACCTGATCAACAACGTCAACATACTGAGTCAGATCCCTGAAGAATTCTATTTGTCTCGTTGCACCACCTAAGTTTTCATGATCATCACCAAAGGTGTATGCCGTTTTTTTAAAATTTTTAAAGAAGTCCATTAGAATCCTGCCTCTACATCTCTCTTACTCAATGCTCTGTACTCTAAGAATGTTAAGTTTAAATCAATTTCTGTTGGGTGACCATCTTCAAAGAAAACACCACCACTTGTAGAGTTATATGCAGCTTGCACATCTTTCAGATAACAATATTGAATCTTTGGTATTTGTAAAGTCCCACCATCAAATGCAAATTCAATTCTATAGATGTTAGGAAACTCGTAACCGATAGGAACACCTTCAGACACATCTATTTCACGAGGATACATTTGGAATCTAAAATTTTCAATGATGTTTCTTATAGTGACTGCCTCTTGTGGAGAGGTGGGGATTAATTTGAAAGAAAATGCAAATGATCTCATTGATGGTTGATCAAAAAGCAAACGTGTCCCAGGATTTAAACCTGTTTGCATAGCTAACCCAACCGCATTTGCAGTTCCTCCTGGAACTTTCTTCGCTAATCTTGCCACTCCTACTTTAGCTGCTTCTGCTGATACACTACCAGTAGCAAGATTAAATATACTTTCTATTCCTTCTGACAAACCAGCACCAAGAGCACCCATAATACTTTGACCACTATTTAATCCTGCCATAGCAGCTGCACCTGCACCACCAAGATTCATACTATTGTAATTGACCGCATCATTGTATTGTAGTGAAGGTGGGAAAAACAACTGAATAGCAGGACGACTTAAATCACGATAGGCACGAAGGTCTGTAAGTTTACTGCCCATCACTTCTTGGTTTTCTTTAATTTCCTTATTGATTTCAGCGTTTTCTGCTTCAAATCTTCGCTTATTGGATGCTGCTTTTTGGTCGGATTGAAACTGAGCATCTGCAGCAAAGGGTCCACCCTCTTCATCATCAGCATCATCAAACCCAGTAGCAACTTCATCGTTTGTAGATTCTGAAGTTGTACCTGCTGTTACTTTTGTGACAAGATCACTATTAAAAATATCTCCAAGAGCATTATCAATCAAACCTGTGTCAATTTTATATGGATGAAAAACAATATGAGCAGGATACAAGTCTTCGCGATTTACAGGGAACTTGAGTATCTGAGTTGACCCTCTACTTTTCTTTATTTGTTGCGTGTTTACTACTTCTGGCTGTGATGTATGTCCGCCATACTTTGGACTAGAAGTGAGAGTGATATTATTATTTCTAGGTCGATTAAACTGATCAGCATCAGAATTTGCTGGTGGTCTTGATGTTTTAGTAGCACCTATTGGATCATAAGACATTTATTTTTTCCTATAAATAAATAAAATTCATTTGAGCTATTTATAAGGTTTTTATGGCATATTCTGGCAAATATAGAATCAAGAATATGGGCAAATATTCTGGTGATCCCGACAAGGTAACATACCGTTCCTCGTGGGAAAAGGCATGTTTTATTTGGTGTGATAATAATCCAAATATTAAGTCATGGTCATCTGAGGAAGTTGTCGTCCCTTATAAATGGGATATAGATAAGAAGATGCATAGATACTTCGTTGATCTTAAAATTACATTCAACGATAATAAAACTTTGCTTATAGAAATCAAACCTGATAAAGAAACTAATCCACCCAAACGTCCAGATAAATCTAAACGATATATCGGTGAAGCAATGACATATGTTAAGAATATGAATAAGTGGGAAGCAGCAAACAGTTATGCAAAGGATCGTGGTTGGGATTTTCAAATATGGACAGAAGAAACTCTACATAGTATGGGCATCATGAAGAAGTTGAAGGGTCTGAAACCATTAAAACCATATAAGAAAAAACGTAAAAAATGATATAAATAGTAGCATGGTAGATAGCAAGTTATTTCAAAAATTAGAATTAGAAGCATTTCGTGCTGGTATAACCCCACGAACTGACGAATCACGTGCTTGGTTTCGTACGAGACTGAGGCAATTAAGACGTGTGAATCGTCTAGAAGTAATGAAGTCCGATGAGGTCAAGTTAGTGAATAAATCACAACCACTCATTGGAACAATGAATATGTTTTTCTATGATCCAAAAACAAAAGACACATTACCTTTCTATGATAGATTCCCATTAGCGATTATCTCCGGTCCAGCACCAGGAGGTTTTTATGGAATGAATCTACATTATCTACCTCCAGTTCTCAGAGCAAAGTTTCTAGGCGCATTGATGGATCTAACAAACAATACAAAATTTGATGATACGACTAGATTCAAAGCAAGATATGAAATGATTAATAAAATAAGAACATTAAGGTTTTATAAACCTTGCTTCAAACATTACCTATTTGCTCATGTAAAATCAAGACTCGGAAGAGTATCGCCCGCAGAATGGGAAATAGCAACCTTTATGCCAACTGCTGATTGGGCAAAAGCGAGCGGAAAAGAAGTTTATAAAGTTTCTAGAGGAATGATTTAATGGCAACCATAGACCAGTTAAAATCCGCAGTATCTTTCAAATTAGGTGTAGCGAAACCAAACCAATTTATGGTAGAACTTCCAACCGATTTCAATTCTAATAGTGGTGGTATCCTCAGTGCTATCAGAAATTTGATGAGTGGGAATGAGTTGAACTTACTTTGCCAAAGTGTAGGTGTTCCACCCAAAACTGTTTTAACATTAGATCAAAAGATGGGTGTCCAAGCACGTAAAGTTGCATATGGGTATTCAGGTGCAGGGTCTCTTAACCTGACTTTCCTATTGTTAAATGATTATGGCATAAGAAAATATTTTGATACATGGTATTCCTCAACAGTTTCACAAAATACAGGGAAGGCAATATATCATAGCAACTATGCAAGACAAATTAAAATTCATCAATTAAGAAAACCCATAACTAATAAAAAGTTTGGTGCAGGTCCGATCAGTCTCAATGTGGGTATTGGGCAAGGAACTGTTTATAGTGCTTTGTTAGAAGAAGCATACCCAACAAATATAACACAAACTGAATTTACTAACGACGCCGATGGTGTTATGCAGTTAACAGTTGAAATGACATACACTAAATGGTCACCTGTAGAAGACAATCAGGGACTGTTCTCACTTGACGCTAGTTTAGGATCTCTTTCTAGCTTTTTAAGATAAAGGAAAATTAAATAATGGCACTGCCACGTTTGAATGAAACTATTTGGTATGATCTTAAATTACCATCATCAGGAGATGTCGTTCACTATCGTCCTTTCCTCGTAAAAGAACAAAAGGTACTCTTAACAGCAGGAGAATCAAATCAACCAAGACAAGTGATTAGAGCAATCACTGATACGATTAAATCATGCGTACAAGAAGATATTGATGTTTCAGGATTATCATCTTTTGATGTAGATTATATTTTTGCACGAATCAGGGCGAAGTCTGTTGGTGAAACAGCAGAGTTGATGATTAAATGTTCTGAATGTAAAGAAGAAAGTGACGTTAAAGTCGACATTATGCAAACAAAAGTCGTCGGTGACATGCAACCAAAAATTGTACAACTGAC